CGCAGCTTGCCGATGGCCTCGGCATAGTCCAAAGCAGCGAGCACTTCGCGGCGGTTGTCCTTGCCCACCCAATATGCGCGACCTTCGGTGAGCGTGAAGTCTCGACAACCCACGCGGATGCGTTGCAGCCCATCCTTGGAAACGTATGTCCAAGCGGTCCACGAATTAGGCTGGCCGAGTTGTGCCACCAAGTCCGCGCCGCCCAAACAGATTTTCAGGGACTTGCTTTCTGACGAGAACAACACAGCACCAGTGATGCGGTGCATAATTTTCAGTTCCATGCGCCCTCCTCTTCGGCACGCTGTAATTCCTGCGCTGTCATCACGATTTCCCCGTTGGCGTCAACGATGTTGCCGTCGTCGTCCATCTCGGGGCCGTCGTAGGCCGGATCGCGCTGGTCGGTGATCTCACGCAATTTGCGCATCTTCTTCATCGGTTTGCTCCTGTAGTTGCGGCGGCTCGAATTTCGGCAAGCGCGCAAGCAACGCATTTGCTTCTGCTAGAAACGCGATTACCTCTGCTTCCAGCGCAGCAATGTAGGTGACATCGCGCTCGACGCGCTGCACGTAGCGGCACAACGGTTCAGGCAGGCGCGGATCGAAACTCTGGAAGTCCCACCACTTGCGCCCGGTGAGCCACATCAAGCCCTGGATCTGTGCCCTGTGTTCTTCCGGCATTCCATCCAGAATCGTGTTGATGTGGTTCGCCGAGTTGTACGGAGATTTCGATTCCCATCCGCCTTCGTCTCCGATTAGTCCATCTGGCGAACCGCCGACGCCAGACAGCGTAGGGTGCCGGATGAATCCGACCTCCTCGATCATCGCGCCGGTTTGCGCTTCGTAGTCCATGCGGGACCGCTGTTCCTGTTCGGCACCCCACTCCATCGCTGCGCTGGTGTAGTGGTCGGTCGGCTGGCCGGTGATGCGCTCGACAACGATTTCCATGAGGTAGGCTTGGCGCTTCGCTCCTGGCTTGCCGTTCTTCAGCCTGTCCACCACGTCGCGGAACCGGCTCGCGGTCACGAAGCCCACGCGGTCATAGAGCCATTCGGCGCTGCCCTGCTTGGCGCTCATGCGTCCCCCAAATAGGCGTTGATTGCAGCAACGACGCCAACACATTCATCCAAGTGCTTATAGCGTTCTCGGAACAGTCTTGCCATGCCTCGCGCATCTTCATGTTCTGCAGCTTGTCTGCGTATCTCGCGTTGCTTGGCTTCTTCGGCATCGCGTATTGCCTTAGCCTTCGCATCGGCTTCCGCTTGTTCTTTGCGCTTGATTTCCTCGACTGCACGGCGCTCGGTTTCGATCTTTTCGCGTTCTGCTTTCAGGCGGTTTTCTTCCTCCTGCCGATTGACGCGCTCCACTTCTTCGCGGGCTTGACGCGCAAGGCGCTCATGCCGTTGTTCTTCTTCGATTTTCATGCGTGCCGCGCGTTCCTCGGACTCGATCTTGGCGCGGGATTCAGCGGCTAGTCGTGCCTGTTCCGCAGCAGCCTTTGCTATCTCGGCCTGCTGACGTGCAATTTCGGCGCGGGCTTCGGCTATGCGCTTATCTTCAGCCGCTTTGGCAGCAGCTTGTTCTGTAAGTATGCGCTGCTTCTCGGCTTCGATTGCCGCCTCGCGTTCTCGTTCCTCGCGCTTCGTTTCAACCTCGATCTGCGCTTTGATTGGCAGACGGATCTCATCAATCTGATCGGAAATGCGTTTGGCCTCGGAATCTACGAATCTCCCATAGGCGAGGCTTTCAGCTTTTTCTTTCACGCGCGCAGACTCTAGCGCCAAACTGTGCGCGTTGATCTCCTTGTATGCAGCCTTTGCTTCGGACATACCTTTCGGTGTAGCCACGGCAAACACCACATTGAGGTAACGTGCCGACAAATCGACAAGCGCTGCTTTCGTCGAATTGTACGAAACGATTTCTTTGTTCATATTGCATCCTTTGTAGCAGCGCCAAGTGCCTTGACCTTCGCAGCAAGCGCAGTCTTCAGTTCAGCGTAGGCTGCAACGTCGCCGACCTTAGTGCATTCCTGCGCGATATGCTGCCAGAGGACTTCGGCGGCTTTGCGGTCGGCGAGGGCAGCAATGGATGCCGTGAATTCGGCCTTCACTTCCGCCCGCATTTCGTGGGTGCCAGCGCCGCCCGCGCCATCGTCGTCGCGCTGATCCGCTACCGCCATACCGCTTGCCGCAAGCAGCGTGTAGCGTTGCAGGTAAGTCACGGTTGATCCGACCGCCTGGATGCTGTTTTTGTTGCCGCTGTCGTCGCGTCCTGCCTGGAGCCATACGCGCTCGGAATGGCCGCGCGCATGAGTCAGCACGCAGGTCACGCGGATCATGCCGCTGTCCAACTGCTCGGTTTCCCACCGATGCGAGATTCCGACCTCCGAAAGCGCAGGGCCGATAACGTCGCAGACATTGGCTAGCGTGGCGTGCTTGTAGTGAGTGCGGCCTTTCGCCGAGGGAAAATCCACCGTTGCATTTTTCTCGATCACCCTCGGGTTTTCCTTGAAGCGCGTCATGGCGGCTACGAATTCCTTCTTCGCCTCGTTCGCCTCCCACCGCTCCTGCAGGGCCATCAGGCGCTCAAGCTGCTCAACACTCGCGCCCTTCTCGACGGCAACCTGAAGCATTGCCATCGGAGTGACCGCGACCACCATCTGCGCGGCCTGCGGAGCCTCGATCACGTCAGGCTGCAGCGACATCGGCCCGCTCGATCTTCGT